GTCAATGTATGCACCAGATTGGCTTTTTGGTAAATCCTTAGTAAGACCAAATTCCTTAAAAACCTCAGCATGTCGATCAAAAACATCATTAGCAATACTCCCACGTTGCCTTGCTTCCTCTTCAGCAGCTTTCTTCTCCGTAGATATTTTGAAATCATCCACACTCTTGAACTTGTCCTCAAACTTTTTCCCAACCTTATCCTCAACTTGCTTTATAAGCACATCAAGAATACCACCTGCATCATCACCAAGTTTTTCCTTCAATGTAGCCAGAGTTTTCTCATCAACGAGATCGGCCTTTTCCTTGGCCTTCTTTTCTTCCCCATCCTTGTTTTCTTGCCGGTGTGTTTCGTCATCCTCAAATTGATTAGCTAAATCTTTGAGAATTGACAAATCGGTTTCAGCCACTTTGATAATCTTATCTTTGGACCAACCGAGTTTTTCACCGGCAGCTTCCAGTCTGGGATCAAGCTCAACTTGCTCATATTCTGAAGTGTCTTCAACGCCCTCAAGCTCAGACTTTTCTTCTTCAAAATCACCCTTCGATTCATCGGCATCACCGCTGGAAACTTCACCATCCTTGACTTCTTCATTACCATCGGTCTTAATAGGTTTACCATCCTCATCTACTTCGACCATCTTAAAATCAGGTTCTACCTGACCACGTATTTCCGCAAGTTTCTCTTTAAGTCCCTGCGGTACAACGTCACCATCTCCCATAGCATGTATAGGTCCATCAGTAACCTTCTTGTCGTCACCATCAACCTTCTCATCAACTATTTCGTCAGTGACTTTATCTTCTTTTTCTTTTTTTCTATTAAATCCCAGCATTTTTTCTGCCTCTTTCAATAATTTCATCTACAACTTCATCACCCGGCATTCTTGAAAGAAGAACTTGAACCAACTTTATCAAATACTCTCTATCAAAATCTTCTAAAAGAATTTTCTTATAAGAAATAGGGCCACAATCTTTACCTACAAAAAAGATTTTTCTAATTTCTTCATCAATTTCAATTTTTATCTCTTCCAAAATCATTCTTCTGTCTCCTTAATACCATTATCAATAATAGCCCCAATTTTGCAATCTTCACATTGCTTCTGTGCGGGACTACGCTGCAAAAAATACTTCCCACATTTCTCACATTTGCTGCCTATTTCTTTAAGTTTAACCTGAAGAAGATTATCTAAAAGCTCTTGAAATAAATCCTCTCCGGTATCTTTATCAAATAAAATACATTTCAAAAGTCGTGTTTTCTGACCTTGTAAAGAAATACGAAATTGTATTGTAGGAACCTCACGTTCTAACTCAGGATAAGGAACATCTGCAATACGAATACCCGTACCATTTTTGAAAACATGTTCAAGATAAGTCATCATCTGCCTCCTTATTGTCAAGAATTGCTACAATATTTTCTTCTTTTGCAAAGATATGAACCTCATCATTGATAACAGCAACTACTAAATTACGAGGATCAACTATTACAATATCTCCAACTTTCACACAATTAACATCTTTTCCGGTTGCACAAACAATACCAACCTTGTCTGTATTTGGTTGCTTTACATTTTGAGGAAGATGTATCCCCCCTGCTGTAACATTCTTATCTAATTTCTCAGGTGATTTTAATACAATAATCCCCTTTGTTGGTACTACATTCATTTTCTGTCTCCAAATTATTTATAATCACAAAACTTTTCTTTTAGTCGTATTCAATATAACCTCGTTGCCGAAGACGAACTTTTTTTTCTGCTCTGTTCGCAATTAACAAATGACCATTCTTATCATATCTACTACCGGGGTATGCCCTCATAGCCTCTCCAATCTGACTTGGGTGTACTCCCATTGCTGCTGACTTACGAGGTTTATCTATCTGCCGCCTCATAGAATTCATATAGCTCCTTGGGGAGGACTTTCCGCATTCAGAACAAGGAACAGTTTCCCTACGATTAGATATTGATTCAAGCTCCTCCATTTCTGCACCGCAATCTTTACATTTGTATTTATAGCTGGGCATTTTTTATGCCCCCGCCGTACCAAAAGCTAAGATTTCTAAAGTTACCACTTCAGCATCATCGTTATTCTTTATTCTTACAGTTCCAGTTGGTGAGGGTATCACGGACCACTCACCCTCTTGTATTGTAAAATCTGATGAGAAACTGGCAGAATAATTCAAATCAATATCAACATCATTTGATACACATTTTATAAAAAGCATTGTTACTGTACCCACATCACCAAAAGACAAAGCCTCATCTGTATCTGCCTCAGCTTGTACAAGATATTGTTTGAACTTCCTGGTAGCTGCGGTTACGGCATCAAATGTTTCCGCAAATTCCTCAAGCTGACCAAGACCTGTTAATTTAAGACCTACTCTTATCTGATTTACAACGGCCATTTCTATATCTCCAATTTTGCTTCTTTTAATGCTTTTAATATTGCTTCAGTAGGAACAACAAATGAAATCCCACTTGATCTTCCTCTGCCACCAACAAGAACACCACGTATCTCCCCATCATCATCTAATACACAAGAACCACTATTCCCCGGAAATGATACTGCATCTGTTTGTATCAATATCACTTTTCCAAAAAACTCATCACAATCTGCTTTAACACTGGATACTATTCCTTTTGTTGCACAAAATATTAACCGAAAAGGGTTTCCTAAAATAAATAATTTCTCACCACGTTTGGATTTTACTGAATCAAATTCAAGAGCAGGTTTCTTCACACTATGAAGTAGCAGAAAACCACAATCATAATCTGGATGAGTAATACTCTTTAATACTTCGTATTCTGTACCATCTTCAAATATTACCCCATTTGGTTCCGTATCAGATACATGACCTGCTGTTACTACAATATCATTACCTATATAAAATCCTGATGCTGGAGAACCCGGCCAATTAGGATGAGTAACTTGTACAACCGACTGCATTGAAAGTTCAATCATCTTAACTTGTTTTGGGATATATCTTACATTCGTCCTAAGAAGAATTCCTGCAAATAAAAATATACACAATATAACTGTTATAATATATTTTTTCATTACTATCCCCTACTTTTGAGGTGGCGAAGATTGACCGGCTCTCGGACTGTTTGCATATTGCTGAAAGTTTCCCATACGAGATGCCCCTGAACTTCCAAATCTATCGTCCCCTTGACTGGTCATTTTGGATTGCTTCTGTGAAACTTGGCCCTGCGACGGTTGGTATGGTCCCATATCATTACCACCCATTGGGGTTGCCGCTTGCCAAATGTCCTGTATATCTAATTGTAAATATTCAGCTATCTTTGTAGTTGCAGCATCGATGTTAAGTTTAACCCCTTGTTGTGCCGCCATAGGTAAAACAGGCAAAACCCAACCAGCTAAGAACTGCATCAACTTTTGACTTTGTATTGACGGATTGAACCGTTGCATACTATAAGGTTGAATCTTGAAGTTGAAATCATAGAAATCACCCTCTCTTGCATACTTATCAAATATCACTTCAACACTCCCAGCACCCTCGATTCTCTTGATAGTGGGAATTTGAATCATTGGGTCATTCCAAATATACCAAGCAAACTTCTTCATTACACTCTGGGTAAAATCATATACTGAATTTACCATATCATCCACGATACGAGAAGCATTTGTCATCAACATCTGCTCCTGTCCAAGTGTTTCGGCCTGTGTCCCCCTCCCACCAAGCTGATATAAATTACCACCTTGAATAGAAAACTGTTGTTCAATATAACTAACCCACTCATAATTTTCAGGATTAGTTCCACCTAATTCAATTGCTTTAACAGCATCGAGATTATTAACTTTACAAGTACCATTATTTATTGTTGCTGCCATACGATCAGCATCTTCTTGAGCTTCAGCAGCATACACTAATATATTTTTCTGAGCTTCTGCCTGTACTCTCATTTTATTGATAAGAACATTTAAGGCTGTATCCATATCAATCCAACCCCATGCCGGAGGTATGGGCATAGGTTGTTTCATAGCATATTTGTACCCAAGTAAATCATAAGGACCATCTTCAGGACCATCAAATACAGTAGTTTTTAATATTCTATAATAATTACCATCGGCAAGGAGTGTGAGTGTGATACCTTCATCTGGAAGATATACATCCATAAATTTAGTCCAATATCGTAAAGTATGATAATCTGAACCCTGTGTAGTAGTCCTTACAACATCTTTAATACTATTATCACCAAAAAGCTTAAAAGACGGTGTTATACTATCAGCATGTCTTGCACCAAAAAATTCTTTTGCAAGTTGAGTAGGCATTACATAATAATTACCTTCCATTTCAAATTCTTCTCTGGTGTTCGCCGATACATCACCTATGTAATCTTCATCATCCACAGCAGCAGCGTATGGTTGTCCAATATCAAGATTATTTCCGTATATACTTGACTCCCATTCCTTCATAATACCCGTCTTCACAATACCAGAGCCAAACATAGAATTAAAAATTGAAGGTCTCAATACTGTTTTTGAAAATTTAATCTCTTTTAACAAATGATTCATAGCAAGTTGAGTTGTATATGCCCAAGGTTTTAATTTGGGTATTCGAGCTTCACAATGCACATTCGGATCAGACATAGATAAATAAGGTACTAAAATACCAATAGCCCTATCCATAAGATTCATAGTATGAGCTTTAGCATTAGTCCCACTCTTACAATACCCAGAAACCCAACTACTAACCATCCGATTTCTCTTAGCCAAACGAGGCTCATCCGCTCTTGTCCAAATTCTGGCAGCTTCTCGAACTCTCTGGGTAAAACCTTTACGTACATCCTTCTGATTGAGAAGACTCATATTCGATTCCTTATAACCATTTTCCGACTTCGCATTTCTTCCTACTATATTCTCTTTTTCTCTCCTGCATCCTATAAAGCATTGAATTCTTCCGAACCTTCTGTGCTTGCTTGACCTTAGCCTTTGGTTGTTCTTTCATAGCCAACATAGTCATGGCTGTAGCAATTACTCTGTCACCATGAGCATACCGAGCACCACTTGATTCTGTTGATTGAGAACTAAGACCTACATCAATCCTATCACCCATAAAAATATAATCTCTTAATTCCCTAATTGTTTGCATATCATGTATTATTAAAAATGGGAATCTCTTATTTATTTGAATGGATTCATCAATAGCAGCATCAAGATCACCAAGAAGAGCATTCTTAGTACCGTTTATACCTGTGGTTGAAGTCCAACCATACGTCTTATTTTTACCACGCTTACGGGATTTTGTTCTTTCATTTACTTTATAATAAACAAAAGCATAACCAATCTTACGTATTCTATTCGCAAAACTATCTCCCGGACCATTTTGCTCCCAAATCAAATAAGTATTACGTGATCCACCACCAGTCCACAAACATAAAGCAACAGCAAGTTCGGCAAAATCAGTTACATCAATATTTGGATTAACATATAAACCAACAACCTCGCTTGTATTTACATCAGTAATAGCAGCAACACTGTTACTTGCACCTGTCCCTCTACTTATATCACAAGATACAATATAATTATGATCCTGTCTTGGTTTTCCATTTGGAAGTGGACCCCACCATTTTAATAATTTCGGACCACCACGTTTGAATTTAATATCTACTGGTTTTTTCTTCTCTATCTCGTAATGCAATGTCCCCGTATAAGTCGGTTCCTTGACAAACTTCTTTTCAATTCTAACCAAGTTCATATCATCAAAGAACTGGTCAGCTGATCCCTGTGGAATACGTAAAATATTTATTGCAATATCCTGTTTTCTACGCCCACGAGCTTCCTGCCCATCAAGCCAACCGCTCCTCCTGCAACTGAAAAGTCTTTCACCACCATCGGCAACAAAACTTATTTCTCCCATTTGCTCTTGGATTTCATCTGTTGATTCAGCAACTTTCAACTGTAAGTCACTGTAAATAAAGGACTTATGAGCCTCTATCTCATTAAATATTACAGGACATTTCTCTCTATAATAGTCAATATCTTTTATCTGAATTACATCCATTTCAGGTGAATTATACAATCCCCCGTTCTTTACAGGATTATCTTCCCACCCCAAAGTAATAACCTCAATCTTATTGGAATTGATAAGTTTTGCGTAAGGGTGTCCGCTCCCCCACTTGAAATGGGTGCTGTTAAAAATACAACAGGGGGTGACATCTTGAATATTATCAATGATATACTGAGCTACATTTGGTTCAATACGGGCAGCTTCATCTACAAGCACTGCCTTTGCTCTATCCGCTGCACCAAAATTATCTGTAGTTGCTTCACCACCTATTTTGGAACCATTATCCAAATTCTCCAATGATAAATGGCTCTTAAACATATTAGGTCTCATATACCCAGGCAAATTCCATAAACCATAAAGTATTTTGTGCATAAGAGATTTATGTAAACCGGGGACTCTTGTACCCTTAGTTGGAACACGAACACCCTGATCTACAAAATGCTCTGCTCGTGAACCAACAAGAAAAGACATATCCTCGTACAACAAAAAATAAGCACCAAACATCTTGCAAATAATTTCTGTTGCACCCTCTTCACGACTTTTATCAAATATCAAATTGTGTGGATTCATTTCAGTTGCATTATCAATAGCAACTTTCAAACGCTCAATTCCAATTTCCTGTTTCGGTCTTAATATGAACGGGACGTTCTGTCTCCCTGGCATGGCCCTTGCTTCATATACAAAAAAGGCTGAGTTGAATAAAATCTGTGGTTTAATTCTACACAACTCCAAATAAGCCTGAAGCATCCCAGCATCCTGCGACATTTTAGAGTGCAGCCCTATACGCCATCTGAGGTTCTCTTCTATGTCTCTCGGTATAGCATTTAGCAACATATCAGGATCATTGAAAAGGGTACTCAGTCTCTTTGCCATCATACCCTCACAGAACATCTGCGATTATTCATTTGTTCTGTTGATGTAGCCCATCTACAGTTAGACGGCTCATAATCTCCATCATTATCTATTCGATCAATTGACATTCCTTCCGGTTTCTCACCCATATCCTCAAGAAAAGCCTCAAATTCTAACCATCTATCACAGACAGTAATACCACGACCACCGTAATTATAGTAATTCCACACATTTGGATTCAGACATCGTTGTTTCATGTGATTCCAAGTCCAATACTCTCTTGTTACCTCCCCAACTTTACTGTGCCCATGTTTAGGAACAGCCCCGGATTGTTCACGGCGAAGGCAACCACAACTTTGAGTTGTTCCTGAACGAAGACTACTTGCTCTAATAACTTTTTCTACACCACAATCACATAAACAAAGACATTGAGTATGATTTCTTTTGTCTGAAGACACTCCTTCTAAAACCTCAAGTCTTCCAAATCTTTGACCTTGCATATTTTGTACATCAATCTTTTTCATTTTCTGTCTTCCCTTTTATCTTCTTTGGTTTCTTTTTCTCGAATTCTGCCTCAATGACGTCTCTCGGTAAAAATGCTCCTGCCAATCGCCTTATCTCTTCTGTGGCAACTTTACCCGATAATTTTACATTTATAGTTTTATCATCTTTTACTTCAACCTTGTGAACTGACACCCAGGGCTCTTCTTCTTTGAGTTGACGTGACATATTGCAAAGAAGAAACATCAATAGTGTGCTATCAGGCTTCATCTCTTTGTGAAACTCGCTTGTCTCAGCAGCATACTCAAGCTCCGTCCCATCATCAAGCACTTTCTTT